CAGCCTTGCGGTTTGGTTTCCTGAAGATATCTATCCACCCATTAGTCCTTAACCTATCGAAGCGGTCTTTATCCCACCGCATTATCTGCCCATACTCATGGAAGTCGGCGCGGGAGAAATATTTCTCGCTATAGAGGAAGAGAATCATCTCAAGGTCGGGGGTGGTAAGATTGTATTTAGCCTTGATATAATACCTCACTACGCGCCAATATTTTAGGAAGTCGTGCTTAAGTGGCATAAAAACAAAATTAGTAAAAAATGTATTATCTTTGTCAAATGGAGAGTAAAGGTTTGGGCGACACCATAGAAAGGCTAACACAGGCTACGGGAATAAAAGATCTCACAAAGAAAATCGTCGGCGACGATTGCGGTTGTGGGGGCCGGAAGAAGAAGCTCAACGACCTCGTTCCATATTCACAACAGCAAAAAAAAACTAGACAATGGCATATTTAAAATTACAGGTAAGCAAAGGCATAGCAGTATCGCCAAGCGATAGCACGCCACTTCCGAATCCAGAGTTTATAATGACGACGGGAACGACGACGGCAACGACAGCAACGAAGCTCGTCGACAGTGCGGCCTCCTTCACTACGAGTGTCGAGGTGGGCAATATCGTCGTTAATACTACCGACAATACGATGACTAATATTACGGCAATAGATAGCGCCACTACCTTATCTGTGGCTGACGACATCTTCACTTCGGGGGAGACATACACGATCTACAAGCAACCAGAGACTGGGGGAGCGATATTGTATGTCGGCGGTTCTGGCAACATAAAGCTAACGACATCTAGCGGTAGCATACTAACCTTTAATGGTCTTAATGCGGGGACTTTCGTTCCTGTGCAGACGATAAAAGTTTTTAATACGGGAACGACGGCGACGAATATTATCGCGCTATGGTAAAAAATAAGTTATGAGCAATTTCATAGGTACGGCAATAGCGATAGCGATATCAGATATCGGTGCTAGCATCATAGAAATCTTTGATAGGGTCACTGAGAATGGCCTGGAGAGGAGGAAGACCGAGGATGGATTGTATGACCGAGACACTGAAGGCGCTTAACAATAAAAACATAAAACAATGGCAGGAAAAAAGATATCACAATTACCATCATTAGGAGGCAGCTTCGCGGCTGGCGACCTCTTCGAGATAAGTGAAGATGGGGGAGGAGGCACTTACGTTTCCAAGAAGATTACGGGCACGGAGATGATAACATCTATAGGTGCGGGTTCAGGCACGGTAACATCGGTAGGTGTATCGGGAGGCACTACAGGTCTAACGGTAACGGGAAGTCCGATAACTACGGCAGGAACAATAACCATTGGTGGAGCTTTAGTTGCTGCCAATGGCGGTACGGGACAGACATCATACTCAACAGGAGACTTATTATATGCTAGTGGTGCTACGACACTCACGAAACTGGCTGTAGGCTCAAATACTGAGGTTCTTACTTTAGCTGGTGGTGTACCTACATGGGCAGCTCCTGCTGGCGGTGGAGCTTCAGATTTAGATGGATTAACTGATGCAGAGATAGGTGGTGGAGCAGGGTCATACTATAATGTTTTTCTTTCAAATGGCGCAACCGCAGGAGGCGCTACACAACATGGAACAATAGGCGTTGGCACAACAGGCAATATAGCCATAGGTGGAGATGCTTTAAAAACACTTTCCGACGGAGATTATAATATAGGAATAGGCTACAATGCTTCCCCTGCCACAACTACAGGGAGTCATAATATTGCAATAGGTAAACTTGCCCTTTATGTAAATAATTCATCTGATAATGTTGCTATTGGGTCAGATTCAGGCAAAGCAGGAAGCACTTATGGTAAAAGTGTTTATATTGGGTCAAGTGCAGGCGCAGGGGATACTGTAGGACAAAATACATATATTGGTTTTCAGGCAGGAAATGCAAGCACAGGGGGATGGCAAAATATTGCATTAGGTTATCAAGCAGATGTTTCCGCAGGCGCAGTTCATAGAACAATAGCAATAGGTACACAACAAACAACTACACAAAGTGATACCCTTTCATTGGGTGGTCTTAGCAAAACCCTATTGCATGGAGAATATGGCACAACAGGACAAGCTAAGTTAGGTATTAATTTAGGTACTGCATGGACTATTCCAACCGCAACACTTCATGTTAAAGGTGGAGGTGCAACATCAGGAACAACTGCATTATTAGTAGAAGATAGCACAGGAGCAGATATAATTAAAGTTACTGATGATGGAGCTACGGAATTTACAGGGCAGACATTCAATACTTTAGCTACTGCTACTGATGGAGCAACAGTTACACCAGACTTTAGTGCTGGGAATGTGCAAAAACTTACTCTTGCAGGAAATAGAGCTATGGCAAACCCACTCAACATAAAAGCAGGGGCTACATATATTATTGTTATTGTTCAGGACGGAACAGGTAGCAGAACGATATCATCTTGGGGTTCAAATTATAAATTTAGTGGTGGTACTGCACCAACACTAACAACAACGGCAGATAAAGCTGATGTTATCACTATGGTGGCTTATTCGGCTTCTATTCTTATGTGTACTTCAACATTAGATTTTGCAACATCATAAATTAATTAATTAATAAAACTCAATAAAAATGGCATTAGAAATTTCAAAAACAGCAGAAGCGACATTAACGATTCAAGGCACAAGCATTGCTCTTGATAGTGTTTATTCTCGTATTGAGCTTGCATCAGGACAGAACGGTATTAATATGCAGATGGGGATGTATCCTTACGAGGATAAGGCATCTTTTGAGGCAGGCAGTAAGACGGTTAAAATCGTTGAGTTGCCAAGCTTATATAATGGGGAAGCCGACATCGCAGCTGGAGAAACGCAAACTATACAGTTAGCCTCTGAGCAAGTAAAAGCAAAACTTGAGGAGCAAGGATATACTGTTGCTATTGTAGACTTATAAACAACAAAGGATGATAACCTTTCCATTTGGATTTTTAGGGGGAGCTGGTGCTGGGGCATCTTATCTTTTAGATGATTACCCTGGAGCTAAAGGAGCTTGGAGTGTCTGCCGACAACTATCAAGCACTTACTCAGGTAATTTGATTGAGATACGTAGAAGTTCAGATAGTGCTTATCAAGATATTGGCTTTGATGGTAATGGAGATTTAGATACAGGGGCAATAACTACTTTCGTAGGAAGTGATACGGCATACGTAAGAACTATATATGACCAAAGTGGTAATGGAAATAATTTATCTCAAAGCACCACAGGGAATCAACCTAAAATAGTTAATGCAGGAACTCTTTATACTGTTAATGGCAAGGCTGCCTATTATCACGGAGATAAAACAGACCACTTAATTTCATCGTCTAGCATTGGTACGGCTACAAATAATACACATTTCTCTGTAGCAAAATATTCTTCAATTGATGGAGGCACATGGAATATAGGTTTCAATTATCTTACTTCAGGATACTATTTCTCTTGCAGAACCGCAGGGGGTGGTGCATTGCCATCATTGTCCACAGGAACACCATCTTACTATAAGAATGGTTCTGTACAAACGGCTCAACAGGCAGCCCTATATACTGCTTTTCATACTGATGCTCAAACCCTTTTAAGTGTAACTGATTTAGATTTCAGTTCAGGGTGGTCAACGATTAACATTGGAGGTTATGGGGATGTTTATGGTTCACAGCCATTTTGGTTTCAGGAGTTTGTATTATATGATTCAGACCAAACATCAAATCAAGGGGATATAGAAACTAATATCAATGATTATTATACAATATTTTAATAAAATATACAATCAGGATAATGGAGAGATATATGACAGGCGAAGAGATAAGACAGATGGCGCAAAAGCATCATAATCCCAAAGACAGGATTAGTGATTCATGGCATCCCGTATATCAGGATGAATGTAGAAAGATAAACCGCAAGGCAATAGAAGACAGTTTAATGGAGAAATATAATGTATCTGGAAAAGTTAATAAAGAAGTTAAAAGAAGCGTCTTGTTCCCTGGAATGGCAAAGGCGTAATGTCGCTATCAACATAGCCATATGCGAGATGCAGATAAAGATAAGGGATAAGAGAAGATGAAGGAGATAAAGATAGACATACAATACCTCGGCACTATAGGGGTGTTTATATGCACAGTAATAGGATTCTATTATACCACCAGTTATAGGCTAGATGCATTAGAGGCTAAAGTAGAGATGCTAGATAAAAATAATGAGGCTGTTATCAGACTAGAAGAAAGATTAAAAAATGTACAAACAAAAACTGATGAAATATACAATCATATTCTTAGCCTTAGCAACGATTAGCTGTAGCGATAATACGAAGATAGAAGAAGCGCCTAAAAAGGATACAGTAATAATTGATTATATTAGAGGCACAAATGATACTATAATTTATGATGCGGTTCAATTAGATACTGTAGAAGTAAAAAAAAAGCCTGTAAAGAGTCTATACACAAGCAAATGCGTAGCGTACAAGAGCTTGAGAACAAGTTAGATAGAATAAAAAGGAAAATTAAAGAAAGAAAAGAAAGGCGTAAAAAAAGACAAGGCAATGCTTATCTTTAACACATACATAAAAACGCTACTCGGAGAGTTGATACTAAAAATTAATGCAATGAAAAAGAGTAAATATACGTGGCTCCTCGATGCTGGTCATGGCGGAATGATAGACGGCGAATACCAAACGGCAGGGAAGCGAAGCCCAGAGTTTGAGTTCGGCCAATATTTTGAGGGTGTCGGCAATAGGCTCATAGTGAAAAATATCTTGGCGCAATGCAAGGCATTAGGTATCGATGCTATTGATATTGTAGATTCCGATGAGGATATATCCCTAAAAGAGCGCGTTAAGAGGGCTAACAACCTCCACGCCCAGAAGAAGAACTGCATATATGTGTCTATGCATAGCGATGCCTTCTCCAATCCCCAAGCCAATGGCTACAGCATATACACCTCGGTGGGGCAGACATCAAGTGACGCCATAGCGGAGACTTTCCTCGATACGATGAAGGAATATTTCCCTGATCATACTCTGCGCCACGACAATACTGACGGCGATACGGATAAGGAGGCACACTTCTATGTCCTAAAATATACGGCTTGCCCGGCGATACTCATAGAGAATTTCTTCTATACAAATCCTAAAGAGTGTGAGCTCCTTCTTAATAATGATTTTCAGGATAAGATAGCAAGCTGCCACATGGACAGCATCAAAAGAATAGAAAGATAATTTTTATTATCTTTGTAACATACAACAAAGATTAATCTTATGTTTAAGAAACTATTAGCAGAAGTATTACCAAGTGTGGCAAAAGCGACAGCAAGTGTCGTTAAAGACCACAAAGGTAAGGTGTCCTCAAAGCGTGTTTTCAGCGTTCTTGGCGGAGGCTCATTAATAACTGTCGGACTAACAGTGATAGACCAAGGATTAGAATCAGGAGAAGATAAAGTGTTATATGTGGGATTAGGCTTAGTGGCCTTAGGTGTTGTTGCGGGGTATCTTGCTTCTTTCAATATCAAGGAGATTTCTACTAGCGCCGACGACCAAAAATAGAGTGATGACAATGGAAGACTTACATGACCGAGCTATAGGCTTTATTGGTGGTAACGCCATGACGATGATGTCAGGTATAGTTACTGGTGCCGAAGCGGGAAAGGTCTTAATATTAGGTCTCCTTGGCGGTCTTGCCGGTATGCTCGCAAAAGATATTTATAAGTTTATAAAAAAGAAAATCAATGGCTAAAATAAGCACATATGCAACGGCGACGCCGGCAGCGGCGGATTTGGTATTAGGAACTGATAGCGGAGCGGCAGATGCTACTAAGAATTTTACTGTACAATCTCTATTTGATGCAGTAATTACATTGCAAGCCTTTAATGATGATGCCGCAGCCGCAGCCTTGAGCGCAGGACAATTATACCAAACAACAGGAGCAGGAGCAGCACCATTAGATGTTGCCGGCATTGTAATGGTAAAACAATAAAATATTATTAATCAAATTAAATTAAATCAATATGTCACAAGAAATGAATTTATCAGAAGAAGATATGAAGGTCCGTCAGGATCTGGCTTCCAGGTTACAGAATAACATCCTTAGCATAGGCGACGTCGAAGCGGCGATAGGGAGGCTAACGAAGCAGAAAGATAGCTTATTAGGCGACCACCTACTTCTTGACCAGGAGATACGGGAGTTTAACGCTACTCTTAATGAGAAGTACGCCCCAAAAGAGCCTGTCCTAGAAAAAGTTTAGCAATGTACATACGTAAGGTGTCTATAGGTCTCGACTATAAGTCGGGAGCCATGCATTACGTGCAGGGAAATACCATCTCGCGCCATAGTGATGATATCATCGATACCATCCAGGTGCTTGATGATGGCACCATAAAGATATGGATACGCACAAGCGACGGTATAATACTATGGAAAGAGTTTAATAAGAACATGGCTTACGCCATAGAATATAACATCAATTTATAATGCAGTCGCCATTCCAGTTCATAGTAAAACCGCTGGGAGGTAGGACATATGATAACATACGCACGTATGGCGATAAGGAGTTTATAATAAGCTCATCACAAGAAGACCATACCGTAACAAATAGATTTGCCGAAGTGGTAGCGGTACCCCTGAATTATGGTGGCGAAATAGTGGCGGGAGATATTCTCGTCGTCCATCATAATGTATTTAGGAAATATTACGACATGAAGGGAAGGGAGCGCAGCAGTTTCTCATTCTTTCGTGATGACATATACCTCATCGATGACCAGCAATACTTTTTATATAAGCATGATGGTGTCTGGAAAGCCCCCGATCCATTTTGTTTTGTGGCGCCAGTAAAGAATGACGATTACACCCTTTTTAATGCTAACCTGGAAAATCATTTAGAGATGGGATTAGTGGGAAAAATTCGTTATATTAACAACGAATTAGAGGATTTTGGTCTCATAGAGGGCGACACCGTTTCTTTTCAGCCCGACAGTGAATATGCTTTCACTATCGATGGCGAGAAATTGTATCGCATGAGGACGATGAACATATGCGTACAGGTATAGAGAAAATAAAAAGAAAGATAATAGAGGCGGGAGAGAAAGCCGTTAAAGAGCTTATTAAGGTCGCCCAAGAAGATATCATTAAATTTGACGCTGATGATGACTTGGCTGCCGATAGGCTGAAGAATGCTGCCGCCACGAAGAAGCTGGCGATATTCGATGCCTTTGAGATACTCTCGCGAATAGAGGAGGAGCGAGCCATCCTCGATGGCGATGAGCCCGCAAAAGCGGTTAATACGAATCAAGGTTTTGTTGAGAGAAGATCGAAGAAATAATGGATTATGGGCTATATAAAATATTACCATCAGACCTACACCGACTTACCTTGCATAATAAAAACAAACACAAATCGTGGGTCTATGGCTACGATAAAGAGCACGATATTGTCATCATCTCCCGCGATGGTACCCTCGGAGAGGTTTATGAGGTTAATGGCCTAAAGATAGGTTTGCCGATAAAGCCTAAGAAGATAGCTAAAGGCGCTGACGTATGGGAAGACAAAGAATACCCTAAAGAGCTGTCGCGAATAAAGACGGTATTTGACTGGAACAAGCGCGATAACAAGTTCAAAGATAAGTGGATAGACTATATCGAGAATGAATATGACAGCAGAGAATATGGCCATTGGTTTATAAATAAAGGTCAGCCCACATACATTACGGGAGCGCATTATATGTACCTTCAGTGGACGAAGATAGACATCGGGAAGCCAGAGTTTAGGGAAGCGAATAGGATATTTTTCCTTTTCTGGGAAGCCTGTGTCGCCGATACGAGGTCGTATGGTATGTGCTACCTCAAGAACAGGAGATCGGGGTTTTCGTTTATGAGCTCCGCCGAAGCCGTGAATACGGCGACGATAACGCGTGATGCCCGCATAGGGATACTCTCGAAGACGGGCGCCGATGCCAAGAAGATGTTTACTGATAAGGTGGTGCCGATATCTAATAACTACCCCTTCTTCTTTAAGCCTATACAAGATGGTATGGACAAACCGAAAACAGAATTAGGATACCGTATCCCTGCATCGAAGATAACGAAGAAGAATATGTATGACACCGATGACCTCGACCTCGACGGGCTGGATACCGTCATCGACTGGAAGAACACCTCCGATAACAGCTATGATGGCGAGAAGCTTCTGAGGCTTGTGCATGATGAGTGTTATAGCCCTGAAACTAAAATATTAATGGCAGATTGGTCTTTCAAGCCTATAAAAGATATAAAGGTAGGGGATAGCGTTACCGTAGAAGGGGGTATTATTAGGCGCGTGGTAAAGACGACATCAGGAGCAGCGCCAATGTATAGGGTAAAGCAAAAGTGGGGAGAAGATTATATTGTAAGCGAAAACCACAGGTTAGTGCTAGACCAATATATGTATAATGGGAAAAAAAATACAAAGTATAGAAAGGAAGTTATAATGACTCCCACTGAATATTTAAAACTATCGGCATTTAAGAAGCAACATACTTTTTCTGTAAAATCTAAAGGACTTAAAGGCTCTATTGAAAAGCCTTTACCCATACCTCCGTATTTATTAGGTCTATGGTTAGGGGATGGGAGGCAAGGGGCTTTGACGGTTTTAGTTAACGAGAGCGAAGAACCTGAGATATTAGAGTATCTATATGGTATGGCGGATTACTTAAAAATCCCTTATGAATTAAAAAAGGTAGAATGTAAGAAAATTATTGAATTTGCCTTTAAAGGAGCCAATAATCTATTGAGGGATATCGGTGTATATAAGAATAAACATATCCCAGATATTTATATGAAATCATCTATAGATGTTAGGTTGCAGGTACTTGCGGGATTGATAGATAGCGATGGGTATTCAAATAAAATAAAAAATAATATAGAATTTGGGATGAGCAGAAAGGGGCTAATTGAACAGATTAGAGTGCTGTCTCTTTCCTGTGGATTGTCATGTTCTTCAATTATGCATAAAATATCTAATTACCTTACCGATGTGTATGCTATTAATATATCCGGCAATATTTGCGATATTCCTATGATTACCGAGAAAAAGTCTTTTAAGGGGTATAACACTTATTATACCAATAGAAGGTGCGGAATGTCGGTAGAGAAAATTGGTATGGGAGATTATGTAGGGATACAGGTCGATGGCGATACCGATGATGAGCGCAAGCTAATACTAAGCGATTTTACTATAAGCCTTAATAGCGGAAAATGGGAAAGGCCGGAAAATATCCTCAACAACTGGCGCGTAACGAAGACGTGTCTCCGTCTGGGGCGCCGCATCGTAGGGAAATGCCTGATGGGCTCGACGTGTAATGCCCTCGATAAGGGTGGTGGCAACTTCAAGAAGCTATTCGAAGACTCCGAGCCTACACAGCGCAATGCCAATGGACAGACTAAATCGGGATTATATTCCCTTTTCGTGCCTATGGAGTGGAATTTCGAGGGTTATATCGACAGGCATGGCTGGCCCGTATTCCATAAGCCGACATCCCATGTGGAAGACTCCTTTGGCGACGTTATCGATAGTGGTGTTATCGACTACTGGCAGAATGAGGTATTGTCACTTAAAGGAGACCCCGATGCCCTTAATGAGTTCTATAGGCAGTTTCCCCGTACGACATCTCACGCCTTTAGGGACGAGAGCAAGTCATCGATATTTAACTTAACGAAGATATACCAGCAGATAGATTATAATGACAACCTAATAAAAGATAGGGTGCTGACGCGGGGCAGCTTCCATTGGAAAGATGGAATCAGAGATGGCGAGGTAGTGTGGGCGCCGGAGCGAACGGGTAGATTCATAATATCTTGGATGCCCCCAATGCACCTTAGAAACAGAAAGACCACAAAGGGGGGAATACATTATCCCGGTAATGAGCACCTCGGAAGCTTTGGGTGTGACCCCTATGATATTTCGTCAACGACGGATGGGCGTGGCTCAAAGGGTTCTTTGCATGGCATGACGAAATTCAATATGGATGACGCTCCCAGCAATGAGTTTTTCTTAGAGTATATCGCGCGGCCACAGACGGCGGAGATATTTTTTGAAGACGTACTGATGGCGTGTGTATTTTATGGTATGCCCATACTTGCTGAGAATAATAAACCACGGCTGCTCTATTTTTTGAAGAATAAGGGGTATAGGCCATACTCAATAAATAGACCCGATAAATTAAAGAACAGGCTCTCAAGGACGGAGAAAGAGCTCGGCGGCATCCCCAATACCTCTGAAGATATCAAGCAATCCCATGCGGCAGCGATAGAATCATATATCGAGAAGCACGTCGGCTTAGACATGGAGGCAACATACCGCGACCCTGATGAGATGGGCTCTATGTTTTTCAACAGGACACTAACAGACTGGGCAAAATTTGATATTAACAAGAGAACAAAACACGATGCCTCGATAAGCTCAGGGCTGGCAATAATGGCTAATCAAAAACATTTATACCAGCCACAAAAAAAAGAGTCAAAAATAAGCGTTAAATTTGCAAGATACTCTAATAAAGGAAATATAAGCCAAATCAATAAGTAAATGAAAAAATCCATAGACGTAATAATAAACCCCTCAAGCTTTCCCAATCAATTTGCTACCGATGAAGAGAAAGCATCATATGAGTATGGGTTGCAGGTAGGACAGACGATACAGTACGAGTGGTTCCGTAGGGACGGAGCTTCATGTAGATACTATAACCACTGGGCGGCATTCCATAAACTTAGGCTTTATGCCCGCGGGGAGCAGTCTATAGCGAAATATAAATCCGAGCTTGCCATCGATGGAGACCTATCATACTTAAACTTAGACTGGACTCCCGTTCCTATTATACCTAAGTTTGTTGATATCGTCGTCAATGGAATGAACGACAGGCTTTTCCATGTTAAAGCATATGCTCAGGATGCTATGTCGGCGGAGAAGAGGCATTCCCATCAGGAGATGATAGAAGCAGATATGGTAGCGAAAAATTTCCTTATGCAAACGCAGGAACAGTTTGGTGTTGACGCTTTTAACGTCGATGCTGAAGAGCTTCCCAATAGCGATGAAGAGTTAGCTTTATATATGCAGCTTAAATATAAGCCGGGAATAGAGATTGCTGAAGAGACAGCAATAAATACCATCCTTGAGGAAAACCACTATAATGATACGAGGAAGAGAGTAGATTATGATATTATGGTATTAGGGATGGGAGCGTGTAAGCATTCGTTCCTGCCGGCGGCAGGAGTGACGATAGACTATGTCGATCCCGCAGCATTGGTATATAGCTATACAGAGTCTCCATATTTTGAGGATTGCATATATTGGGGCGAAGTGAAGAGGGTACCGATAACGGAGCTTTATAAGATGAAGCCCGATATCACTAAAGACGAACTCAAAGAGATAGAGCAATATGCGGGGGCGTGGTATAATTACTACCCTATAATTGGTCAATATGAGAGTAGCCTATTCAATAAAGACTCCGTAACGCTACTGTTTTTTAATTATAAGACGACGAAGAAGATTGTCCATAAAAGGAAAAAGACCTCTTCGGGTGGCGATAAGGTAATACGTAAAGATGAAGGCTTTAATCCCGAACCTGATGAAAGCGGAAGGTTCGAGAAGCTAGAAAAAAGAATCGACGTATGGTATGACGGTATTATGGTTATGGGTAGCAATACCCTTATCAAGTGGGAGCTGGCGAAAAATATGGTTAGACCAAAATCGGCTTCACAGAAGGCTATGCCTAACTATATTGCGGTAGCACCAAGAATGTATAAAGGAGTAATAGAGTCTCTGGTAAGGAGGATGACGACATTCGCCGACCTGATACAGATAACACACCTCAAGTTGCAGCAGGTAATATCACGGATGGTGCCTGACGGCGTATATATCGATGCTGATGGCCTTAATGAGGTAAACCTGGGCGAGGGAGGATCATATACCCCCCAAGATGCATTAAATTTATATTTCCAGACAGGTAGTGTTGTGGGGCGTAGCTTTACTCAAGATGGAGAATACAATCACGGTAGGGTGCCAATACAGGAGCTTAACTCCAATACGGGGCAGGGAAAGATAAACAGCCTTGTAAGCACATACAACCACTACCTTACGATGATACGTGACGTTACGGGATTGAATCAGGCTCGCGATGCTTCTACGCCTGATCCTAACTCTTTAGTGGGATTACAGAAATTGGCGGCGCTAAATTCTAATACGGCGACGAGGCATATCCTTGAGGGTAGCCTCTTCATTACCAAGCGGCTCTCGGAGGCGCTATCGTGTCGTGTTGCTGATATCTTAGAGTATGCTGATTTTAAGCAGCAGTTCGCTAATCAGATAGGGAAATATAACGTCTCCATACTTGAAGACATCAAAGACCTATACCTCCATGACTTCGGTATCTTTATCGAGATGTCGCCAGATGAAGAGCAGAAAGCGCAGCTCGAAGCAAATGTGCAGATGGCTCTTAGCAGGGAGGCAATAACTCTTGAAGATGCTATTGATATTAGGGAGATAAAAAATCTAAAGCTTGCCAATGAGCTATTGAAAGTTAAGAGGCAAGATAAAGAGCGTAAAGACCAAGATAGAGAAGAGCAGAAGATGCAGATGCAGTCGCAGATAAATATGCAGTCGCAGCAGGCGGCAGCAGAGAGCAAGATGCAGGCTATACAGGCGGAGATGCAGGCGAAGATACAGATAGAGAAGTCGGAATCTGATTTTGGGATACAGAAACTTCAGGTTGAAGCGGAGCTTAAGAAGCAGCTCATGGAGGTGGAGTTCCAGATGCAGATGTCGCTGAAGGGCGCTGAGACGCAGAACATCATGGAGAAAGACCAGATGAAGGAGGACGCTAAAGATAAGAGGATATCGCAGCAGAACACTCAGCACTCTCAGCTTATACAGCAGAGGAAGGAGGGAACGCCGCCAATAAATTTCGAGTCTAATGAGGACAGCTTAGATGGTTTCGACCTGGCAGAATTTTCTCCTCGGTAGACAAGAAAAATATATATAAAAGTTTTATTAACTTTGTAAACACTAATCAAATCTAATCAAATGGCTGAATTTAAAGTTAGAGAAGTGGGCTTCGAAGAAGAGAAATCCACTCAAGAGACTGAGGCAGCGCTGTTAGAGCAGCACGCCGAAGCACAAGGGGAACCCGTAGGGGAACAGAAAGTAGAAGAAAGCGTCGTTAGCGCTGAAGGCACTGTTGTCGATGTACAACACGCCAATGAAGAGGAGGATACCAACACCGTGAAGGCTGAGGTTCCCAACGAAGTGCTAACAGACGATAGCGTTCTTTCATATATTAAAGACAGGTACGATAAAGACATCAACAATCTTAACGACCTTTTTGAAGAAAGAGAAAGCAATGACGACCTCCC